CGGACGTTGGACGTGTACATTTTGACGTGATGTTCTGGCACGCTATAAGCGGCCAAGCTTTCGGTAGCTGGCATGATGGCACCCTGATTTGAATTTGCACTGGTCTTGTGTGCGAAGGGGTGCCCGTATCACGGCCCTTCTATAGGCTCAGATACGAAGGGGTGCCCAACATGGCCCTGCGGGGACCGCGCGCGGCGCGATCCCGGCACTTGGAATACTGTATTCGCCCAAAAGCGTCAACTAGACGGGCGCTTTGTCGCCCGCCCGCGCGAACAATGCATTCATCCGTGACAATGCGGATGCGTGCTCCGGATGATGGCGGTTGGTATACTTCTCCTGGAAGTCCTTGTCGCCGTTCAGGCGCGCGATCTCCATGGCCGCGCCTTCCTCTGTCATCGCGTTGGGATCGCCGCCGGCACCGCCAGATCCGCCACCCATGAAACCGCCCTCCTGGGTTGCCTTGCCAATGCGCGCGAGCAATTCGATCATCGGCGCGGCGCCGATATGCGCCTCGAGCTGGCCGGCAAGCTTCTCATCAAGGCCAAGCGACTTGTAGACCCTTCTGCCGCCCTCGATCAGCGCATCAGCCTCGTTGCCCCATTTTGACTTGACGGTCTCGACCGCTTTGTCGTTCTCGACCTTCCATTCGGCAGCGGATTGCTGGCCCTGCTCTGCGACAAAGGCATTCCATTTGTCGGCCATGACCTTGGCACGTTTCGGATCAAGCCCCAGATCGAACGCGACCTTCTTGCCGAAGTCGACCATCTTCGGGTCGACCTTGACCGTATCGTCAAACTTGAAGACTTCCTGATAGCCTTCCGGGTTGGGCGGTCGCCCAAGCTTGGTGTAGAACGCATCCAGTTCTTCCGGCTTGGCATCCTGCCCCGGAATGATGACCTTCTTGCTTTCTTCGGTCGACGCGATCTTGTTGAGATTGTAGTAGGCCACCGCGGTCTCATGCGGCGTCTTGTAGTTCTTCTGCGCCATCAATTCCTTGACCGGCGCTTCCGGGATGGTCTCGTACCAGGGTTTGTCCCCGATCGGCCATGGCCCTTCGCCGCTATGCGCCGCCCAGGGCGCTACGCCAGGCGCGCCGCCTCCCGGCGGCTTGGCCTCCGCACCTGCGCCACCGGGAGGAGCACCACCGCCCGTACCTCCGGGAGGAGCACCGCCGCCTTTGTCGTCATCACCATCCGCCATGGTGTCTATCCTTTGTTTGCAGTGTATTTCTCGACCAGCGCATCATAGGACAACCGCAGATGATCCATGATGCGAAACCAGACCTCCTGCCGGCCGGTCAGCAGCACATGCACGCGCTCCTCGATATCGAAGGCGGTCTCCTTGCCGCGACAAAAGCGTGACAGATCCTCCATCACGATATGCGCGTCGTTCCCCGCGGGAGTGCCCGAGAACAGGCGGGAATAGGCTTCCTGCCGGCGCCGCAGTTGATCAACAACGACCTCCTGCGCCATGACCACCCGCTTGGCGAAGGCATTGCGGGAGCGGTTCTCATCAGCAGGGTCATAAGGGTCGTAGTCGTCGCCGCTGACGAAGTCTTCAGCCATTCGACACGCCCGGTGGCTGGCTGTTGCCCGCGCTGCCCTGCTTCATCGCCTGGTTGGCTACGCTCGCGATCGCGGGCGCCTGGTCCATGACCTGTTGCGCGGCGGCTTTCTTCTGACGGTCATCGCGCATAGCCGCCACACTTTCCATGTCGCGAACCCAAGCTGTACGCACAGACAAAATGTCCGCGATATCAGGGGAAGCCACATCGAAGTTGATCCAGTCGAGAGCAGACGGATCCTGGGTGACCTCTGCATACTTCAATGCCATCTCTAACCATCTCATGAAGCCGGCCACATCTTCCGTATGCTGACCTTTGGCAAGCGGCGACGTATAGATGATCTCATACTCCCCCTTTGCCTCGCGGAGTTCAGGAGGCATTTCAAGATCGTACTTTGCGGTGAGGATGCCATTCTCTGCCAATAGCGCAATCTCGCGCTCGCTCGAGGGACCGAGATCTTCACTCTGCAGCCGGCCCATGGTGGGCTCGACCAGCGCCGCCTGTTGCGCGATGCGCTCGACCACTTCGGTCGCCGTCATCTCGGAACTCTCGGAGAGGATCTGGAACACGGTGACGAAGAAACTGTCCTCGATGTCGCGCCGCTCGTCGGTGATCAGTTGCTCTGCGACCTGGAAATTGGCGCCGGTTTCCATCGGCGCGATCATGCGCCGGCCCTGGCTGTCGATGCCGCCCCAGGTGATATGCCCCGGCCGCTGGTCGACCCGCCCCGAAATCGCGCCATCATCATGCGCGAGCAGCGAGGGATCGACCGCCTTGTGCCCCTGCTTGAGCACGGTCTTCTTCATTGCGGACACGCCGCCTAGCGCGGGAAGAGCCTGTTGCGCGGGCGAGTATCCATACACATCACCAGGCTCGGTGAACGTGCGCGGCGTGACCATCGGCATGTTGACGAAGCCGGTTTCCTCGCCAACATAACTCGCATCGCGAACACAAATGTAGACAGACCGGATCGGATGGCGTCGATAGTCCAGCGACTTCTCATCATAGTTCTCCCGGTAGCAGAGGATGTGGACGAACTCGATGCTGTTCTGCTCGCTGGGGATGACCTTGATGCCTTCGCTCTCCAGCGCCTTGGGAAGATCTTCACCCGGAAATTTCAGACGAAATTGCCGCGCATTCAGGTAGAACCTGCGGAAGATGTGCGTCACCTGGCCGGCGTCGTTGGTGAGCAGGAACACATCCTTGAGCGGCCAGGCTTTGTAGGCGAAGCCACCCTCCCGGTACATCGGTGAGGGCTTCTGCCAGGTGATGGCTTTGGGCCCGCAGCCATAAACGCCAATACTCGCATAAGTCTCGCCCTGCGCCTGCACGAACCGGGCATTCGGCGCATAGCGCCGCTTGAACAACTCGTCGGTCAGCCGGTCGAAATACATCCGCACGTCATGCGACTTCATCAGCTCGCGGTTGGTCGCGGCGAGCTTCTGCCAGCGCATGTTCTGTGGCGTCATAATCCTGTTGAGAATAGAGGTATATTTTGGCAAGGAGCGAACGCCGGTATTGTCATAGGCGAACCGCTTGACCTCCTGGTTGCCGCCATGGATGAACGGCCCCTCCGTCTGCCAGGCTGAATAATGCCGCGGCAGGCAATAGGCCGCGCACATGCGCCAGTCCTGCTCATAGGGCGCGCGGATCTGCCTCGCCTCGTCATACAGCGTGATGTAATCGCGCGCGTCGGGCTTGCCGCCGGGCTTGTGTTTCGCCTCGCCGCCTTTCGGCTTGCCAACGCGATCGTCATATTCGGCCATGACCCTAGCGCCCCGTGTTGCCCAGCAGGCGAGACACCACGTTGGGTTGCTCGACGTCACCCCCGGACAGGTCGGTCATCGCGCGCCCGCCCGAGGCGCCCCAGAACCGCGCCCGCTGCGCGGTGGCGGCGTTCTGGATCTCGGTGGAGGTGCGCGAGGGTGGCGGCGGGGCGGGGGTCACCGTAGGCATGGGCGGGGGTGACGGAGAGCCGAACAGGCCAGACATGGAATGCCCCCTCAGAAGGTTATCGGATCGTATTCATGGACCGACACCGAGCGTTCGTGGCCGTAGCGCAGGGTCAGATTGCGGTCGCGGCGCGGCAGGGTGGCGCCAAACGTCAGGACGAGGGTATCAGCGCGGTCGGTCGAGGACAAGCCAGTACGCCGTTTGTATTCTTCCTTGTTCTCGATCTTGATGCGTTGTTCGTGTCGATCGAACGTATAGAGGATGGTGGTGAGCTGTTCGTAAAGTACCGGATCGTTGGCAATACAGCCCTCGTCAATGATCCAGTCGCGACACTTCGACCATAGCTCCGCGCGCTTATTATAGTAGTGCTCCGGCTCGACGGACGGCGCGCCGGGATGCACTTCGATCACCCGATAGCCGCGATCGCGCAGGATGTCGATCACGCCGGCGCCGACTCCGGTGCTCTCCACCACAATCGCGTCCGGCATTTCCTTGTTGCAGAGATCCATGGTGATCTGCGCGATCCGCACCGTGTTGATGCCCTTGAAGGTGAGCATCGGCCGGGTGCGCGCATCGCGGCCCTGGCGCCAGTTGAACACGGTCTCGTCGTCACCGAAGCGTGCCACGTCGACCGCGAGGATCAGCGCGGCGCCGGGATCGGAGATCAGCTCGCGCTCCTGCGCGATCTGGCACGCGATCTTGCCAATGAAACCGTTATAGGACTGGTTGGGGAATTGCCCGAGGATGCGGACCTTGACCTCGTCGCTGTCGAGGCCGCCCCACTTGTCGATCATGTCGGCAATGGCTTGCTTGTTCGACCAGGATACCTCGCGGCTGTCGACACTCTCGCAATCATAGAACCGCTCGTTCTTGTCGAAGCAGTCGGCAAAATCCCCGGTCGGCTGGGTCGGATTGCCGAACACGAAGAAGAACGCCTCGCCATCGGTCAGCGCACCTTCGGCCACCTCCCAGAGCTTGCTGTCGATGCCTGACGCCTCATCGAAGATGATGACGATGGTCTTGCCTTCGTTATGCAGGCCGGCGAACGCTTCAGTGTTCTGCTCCGAAACGGTGATCGCCTCGATCATGTAGTTCTTGCGCTGCTCCTCCGGATATTGGGCGAAGTAATACTTGGTCGCTTCCCAGTTGAACCAGTGCTTGCAGATGAACAGCTTGTGCCACTTGGCGAGCTCAGGCCAGGTCTTGCTGGCAAGCTGCGCGGCGGTGTTCGCCGTCACCACGCCGCGGGTGTCGGGTCTGGTCGCCATGAAGAAATGGTTCAGCCAGGCAACGACTGCCGACTTGCCCACCCCGTGCCCGGATACGCGCGCGGAGCGCCAGACCAGCAGCTCGAGACCGAGTTTCTTCCTTTCGATGTTTTCCTTGATATGGGCGCCGACCTTCATCAGCAGCCGGCGCTGCCAGGGCTCCGGGCCGCTCTTGAGCATCAGCGGATTATGCCCGCCATCCGGCAATTCCGGCTCGCCCCAAGGATAGGCGAACATGACAAAGCCGAACGGATCGGCGTAATATTGCGCAACCTGCTCCGCGAGCTTCTCGTTGGTCTGCGGGCTGTAGCTGGTTTCAGGGGCCGAGTGCCGCGCCATGGGTGTTCCCGCCGATTATCTGCCGCGCATCATGCGTGCGATCGACCTGATCGGCCAGGGTCATACCCAGACCCGCGCCTGCGACATGGCCGGGCTCACGGTGCAGACGTTCCGCAAATACATCAAGACGGCGCCGGAACTGCAAGACATCTTCGATGACGCCGAGCAGCGCGGCCATGACACGCTCGCGGATGTGCTGCTCGATATCGAGAACCACCATGTCTATGGGTCGACCGATCCCAAAGTCATGCGGGTGATGTCGGACAACATCAAGTGGTTCCTGGCGCGCAAGCGGCCCTCCCAGTATGGCGACCGGCTGATGGTCGACCACAAGGTGACGCTCGACCGGGTGATCGTGGATGCCCTGCAGCGCGGCATGGAGCGCGCCGGCAACATCATCGAGGGCGAATACCGGGTGCTGCCGCCGCCGCAGCCTGGCGCCAATCTGATCGATCTGGACACGGTTCCTGCCGAGCTGCGCGACCTGGTCTAGCGCGGCAGCCGCAGCGGTGGTCCTGTGCCTGTCAATGACAGCAGGATGCCAATGACCACGATCACGGCAATCACCACTAGGGCGATATGCACGATCTTGTTGATGGGTTCCGGCAGCGAAAACTGTTGCAAGAGGTAGTAGACCGTTATCAATACGATGACAACGATTGCGATATAGACCAGCAGTTCGATCATGACGAACCTCCTAGGTCAGCAGGAACACCAGCGGAATGGCACCGCTGGTGATCACATCACTCCACGCCTCGCCCCCGGTCAGTGTCGGAAGATCCGTTGCATAAGCGTGCGCCATCGACTTGCCCAACGCGGAGCCATTGAGCGAGTTAGCGGTACGGCCCATTGCAGCCTGAATGTCCCAGTTTGATGCCGCCAGCCCGGTGGTCTGCGGCAGCGTGCCGTTATGCTTCTGAGCGATCCAGTACCAGCCCGCCACCAAAGTCGTCGCCAGCGGCAGCACCGCGTCGGCCCCGGTGGTCACCGTGGCGATGCCGGTGTTGTTGACGGCCAGCGGCGCGCCGGTCGGCGTGCCCACCCCGTTGCGATAGATGCCACCCTTCCAGTTGCTCGCTGTTCCAGCCGTGGTCACCCGGATGCCAAGCCCGGTCAGCGTGATCGTCAGCGGAACACGGAAGGGCATGACATAGAGCGTGTCGATTGCGCCGACAGCCGCCGAGGCGGTGGCGGTGCGGATCGAGGGATAGGCGCGACCGGCAATGACGCCGGGATGATCGGGGACCACGGTATCGGCAGTCGACGCAGGAGGAAGACCACCGGCATATGGTAAGCCCGTCGCGGGGTCGACCAGCACGATCATATGCTTGTGCAGATAGCCGCTTGCTTTTGCTTTGGTCAGGTCGTCGGGATAGTCTTCGGGGTATGCCATGACTTTTCCTATACGTTCCGCCGCGCCATCAGCCAGCTATGCAGCGCCGCCGCTTTCGCCACGCTCAAGGGATTGGTGATGAGGATGGCCGCAATCTGGCCCTGCCAGAACGCGCCGGGAGTGCTGGCCGTCGATGCGCCGAAACGGGCACGCAGTGCTGCGGTCCCCGGCACAACGGCGGTCGGCCCCGTCACTATGCCGTCCGCGTAGAGAGTGGTTGCCGTCGCGCCATAGGCCGCTCGCAGCAGATGGCGACTGGACAGGTCAACATTCATGTCGGCGGTAGTAATTCCGCTTGCCCCGTCACCCGTGGTCGCGCCCGCCCGGTTGACCCCGGCAGATACGGTTCGATAGATGCGCCGTACGGTCTGGGACACGGTGGACCCACCGTAGGACATGACAATGCGGGTTGCAGTGTCCGCCGCCAGTGCGGTGTTCTGCGCCAACGCCCAGACTTCCGAGGGAGCCGCGCCAGTCGGAAACGGCATGCTTTCCATGTTGAGGAAATCGTCCACCCCGTCGAAGGTGAGACCGGGCGCACCGTTGAAGCTGGTGGCGGAATAAACCGGCTGTGAAGCGGGTGTGGCTTGCAGCATGTTATAGCCCGCCACCGCGTCGATCCATGTGGACACGCCGGGAGAGCCAATGATCCTTGAGGTATGGCTGGCGTCCCACCAGCCCAGCAGGTCCGCGCCCAATCCGGTGGAGGGATTATAGACAGGTATTCCTGTCGTCCCATCGACCAGCACAGCCATGTGCTTATGCAGATACCCTTGCGCTTTTGCCTTCGTCAGATCGTCGGGATAGTCTTCCGGGTATGCCATGATCCATTATCCTTCTCTCGTCATGTGGCATCGGACGGATTATCGGTGACACTGCCCGCAGGAGGGCAGTCTTATGTGGCTCCTCATTTCGTTATGCGGGTTCACCCCCGGCACATAGGCCGGGGGCGCATTGGAGAATGTCAACGGACTGATCGTCAACGGAGCAACCGCGCAGCCGGCCAGCAGCAAAGCCAGCAGGAGCGCGGCGCGCATTCAAAGCTCCGTCTTCTGCTCCGGGGGCACGATCGGGTAGCCCTGCTCGTCGCGCTGCTTCGACCCCCGCACGGCCGGACGGGGCGAGCGCTCCGGCTGTCCGTTGCGCGCGTTGATCTCATCGACAGTCGGGATCTGGTCGGTATTGTGCGGGTAGACGCCCGCCATCGGCTGCGGCGCGAGGTGAGCAGGACTATTCTTTCCCGGCCCGACAGAACCGGCGCCCTCCTCGTCATCCGCGTCGGCCACCCTGCCTTCGAACTTGCCGCGCAACGCCACCTGCTGCTTGTCGATCATCGCGTTCTTGCGGCGCAGCTCGAGCCTGAGCTTGCTGTTCTCTTCCTTGAGCGCAGCCAATTCCTCCGCGGCCTCTTCCGGCAGGGTGTTGTCGATCCCCGGCGCATTCTCGATCTTCTCGGCGCGCGCGTCCTTGCGCTTCTCCTTGTTTGCCTCCGAGCCCTCGAGCAATTCGATCTCGCGCTCGGTCAATGTCCGCGCAGCACCTCCACCACCCGGACCACCGTCGACGGGCGCCTGGTTGGTCACGCCCTCGCCCTGCAGCCGCGCCTGGCGGTTAAGCAGTTCGTTCTGCTTGCCGGCATTGGGATCACCCTCCGCGGCCGCGATCTTCTGCGCCATTGCGGTGCGCTGATTGGCGGCCTTGCTCGCCGCGGCTTCAGCCTTCAGTTCAGCCTCGCTCTTCGGCGGCGCCGGCTTCTTTTCAGGCTCATCCACGGTCGGCGCATCATCCTCGTCGGCCAGCCGCCCTTCGGCCACGTTCTCGTTCTCCTGCCCCTCGCCCTCTTTGGGATCGTCCTCGTCAGGCGTGGTCTCATCCTCGCCGGTGTCGGTCTCCGGGTCGTTCTGCTCTTCCTGCGCCGGATCGTATTTCGGAGCGTGACCTTCCGCTGGATCTTTCTCGGACCAGTTGCTCCCGTAGCTGGAGAACCAGTTCTTTCCCTCGCGCGTCACCACTTTCGTGGTATCGGTCGCCTCGTCATAGGTCGTCAGGACCACCTGGGCCTTTTTGACGCCATCAGGCAGCGTGGTTGCCTTGCCCATCGCACACTCCTTCGTTGCTGTTTGGAACGCGAACGCCGCCGCCGTTGAGGAACCCATACCACCCGTTGACGTTCCCGGCAACGACCGGCTATGATCGGTGCCGTGCGCGAGGACTGGTGTCTCAACCCAGCCAATGACCATCGGAAGCCGGAAAGCGATCGTTGCCCTCCAAGTCAATGACTGCTGCCGTCGGCCTCCGATCCCCCGTCTGAAAGCCCTGAGGCAAACGCCCTCGCGCACAACCTCACTTGCCATACGACCCTTCGACCACTCCAACCACCCCCGCCCCCGTTCAAGTCCCCCGAAGGCGGGGGCTTTTTTATTTTGGTAAATTGCTAAAATAATATTTCCCAGATTTCTCATATATTTATCAGCGGTCGGTTACGTTTGGCCAAATTGCTAAAATAATATTTCAGCCTTCTCCCGTATTTATCGGCCTGCCTCTGCCGTTTGGCCAATCTGACAAAATAATATTCGGGCTACTCTATAAAATTATCGGCCTGCGCTTGAGCGCAAGCGAAAGCTGTGGCGGGGTGCCCCACACGCCACCCCCTCCCCCTTGACCCAAACGGATTTTATACCCATTCAAAACGGCCACCCCTGGCAGGAGTAGGGCGCCCCATATCCTGAGCTCGAGCGCGTCCCATGCACTTCCCAAACGCAGGTCATGAGGTGGGATAT